TTCTTTACTGAAATCAAACTAGACGGCAATACCAACACACTCATTGTTGGTGAAAATGGTTCTGGTAAAAGCACGATGCTCGATGCGTTGTGTTTTGGTTTGTTTGGTAAGCCATTTCGCAATATCAACAAACCACAATTACTCAACTCAATCAATCAAAAAGATTGTATTGTTGAAGTAGAGTTTGATACCAATAACAAGTCATACAAAATTGTTCGTGGCATTAAACCCAACAAGTTTGAGATTTTTCAGAATGGTGACCTCATCAATCAAGATGCAGCCGCAAGAGACTATCAAGAATTCTTAGAGAAGTTTATTCTCAAACTCAATTACAAATCTTTCACACAGATTGTAACTCTTGGTTCTGCATCATTTACACCGTTCATGCAATTGTCTGCTGCCGACAGACGAACTATCATTGAAGACTTGTTAGATATTCAAATCTTTTCGACAATGAATACACTTGTCAAAGAAAGATTGTCTACCAATAAAGAGAGTTTGTTTGATATGAAACATCAGATTGAACTCACGCAACAAAAATACGATATGCAGAAAAAACATATCGATGATTTGAAACAGAACAATGAAGATAAGGTAAAAGAATATGATGGCGAAATTTCATGTCATAGCAATACCATATCCCTCTTACTCAGCAATGTTGCAACCCTTACCGCCGAAACAGAAGAACTGCAATTGGTTGTTGCGACTAAAATTGATACAGAGGCTAAGGTTAAGAAGATTACAAAACTTGAATCGCAAATTGAAAGCAACTTATCCAAATTTCAAAAGGATATCAGTTTCTTTCAATCGCATGACGATTGTCCAACCTGTCGGCAGGCCATTGCCCGTTCTTTTAAGGAAGAAGAACTTAGCAATCTTTCTACCAAAGTTACCGAGTGCGAACACGGCCTCTCAGAATTAGAAAAGAAACTTCTTGCTGAACAAAACAAATTGAATGAGATTACTGAGAAACAAAAACTCATCAATCAAAAACAAGTTGAGATTGCGACTGCCAATACAACAATCAACGAAACAAACAAATTGATTGCTCGTTTGCGTAAACTGATTGACGAACTTAAAAACTCAAAAGTAGTAACAGACTTAGAAGAACAACGCCTAAAAGAACTAAAGGATTCTTTGAGTATACTGCAATCAAACTTAAAGCAGCTAATTGAAGAAAAATCATATTATGATGTTGCCTCTTTATTGTTAAAAGATACTGGTATCAAAACGAAGATTGTCAAACAGTATTTGCCAATCATCAACAAACTTGTCAACAAGTATTTAGCGTCATTAGATTTCTTTGTAAATTTCAATCTTGACGAATCGTTCAAAGAAACAATCAAGTCTCGGCATCGTGATGAATTCAGTTATAACAATTTTTCCGAAGGCGAGAAACAACGGATAGATATGGCATTGATGTTAACATGGCGTGCAGTTGCCAAGTTGAAGAATTCATCAAATACCAATCTATTGATACTTGATGAAACATTTGATTCTTCATTAGATGCCAATGGCACAGAAGAACTTATGAAAATCCTACATATGCTAGAAGGTGTAAATTTGTTCGTTATTTCGCACAAAGGCGACATACTGCAAGACAAGTTTGCCAATGTGATTCGATTTACAAAAGAGAAAAACTTTTCGAGGATAGTAAAATGAGTGAAGTCTTTACAATTGATACTGGTGCCGGTATTGCAACTGATGAAGTGATTGAGCCGTTGCCAGTTTATGATGAAAATCATCCAATGCTCAAACAAAAGATTCCTGAGTATGGATTTGCATTGCCAAGTCCAGTGATGACTAAGTTGGCAAAAAGATTGAAGATGACAATGAAGCTGTATGGCGGAATTGGTTTATCTGCTAATCAATGTGGTGTGTTTGAGAGGATGTTTGTTATTGGTACTGACCAGTTTCAAATTGCTTGTATCAATCCTAAGATTATTAATTCATCAGCAGAAATCAATAAGAGTGATGAAGGTTGTCTTTCTTTCCCTGGTCTTTATTTGAAGATTGATAGACCAGAATGGATTGAAGTTGAATTTACAAATGAAGAAGGTGTGATTCAACAAATGCGGCTAGAAGGACTTACCGCAAGATGTTTTCAGCATGAGCTCGACCATTTGAATGGCATTCGTTTCATCGACAACATGAAACCTGTTGCATTGCAGATGGCAAGAAAAAAACAAAAAAAACTTATGCAGAGGATAATTAGAAAAAAATGAAAAGACCAGTTGCTAAACATCTAAACATTCCTAAATACGAGGGTGACTTATCACAAGTAATTTCTTACATTGAAAACATTCCTTTATCTTTGGTCAAAACAAAGTATAATGATGGTAATTGGGAAGCAATTTCACTTCGTGGATACAGTACCGACCCAGGTCACATTCTGAAACCTGGCGTATTGAAAACAGAAGAAGCAGATAACACACTACAAGACACAACACTTAGAGCATTGCCAGAGATGGCTGCAATCAATGAAATACTGAAACAGATACCTGCTGATTTTGAACGAGTAAGAATCATGCGACTGAAGGCTGGTACCAAGATTGAGAAGCATACCGACAAGGTAGACAAGTCAATTGGTTTTGACGATGGACAAATTGTTCGCATTCATGTGCCAATTAAGACAGACCCAAAAGTTATCTTCTCTCTCTATGAAGGCAAAGATAAGAAAGACTTTTTCTTTGAGACAGGTAACTATTACTATGCCGATGTGACAAAGGCACACGAAGTTCACAATACATGGGATCAAGACAGATTGCATTTAGTTGCCGACTGTTACTCTAACGAAACAATTAGGAATTTAATTTTAGAATGAATATTGCCACACTTGACGATTTCGATGTGATAAAATCAGTATTCGCACCACATCAAAAAACATACTTTCCTCACATTCGTTCTGACTACATTCAACGAAAGATAGAATCAGGCAATGTGATTTATGAAGATGGTGTTGTAATCATCTTTGGTGTATATAAAAGAAAACAAAAAATTGGTAATCAACAAGCAGAAAGAGGCGATGCACACATTGGTCAAATTGTGGTTCAACAACAAGGCAATGGCAACGCAAAGAAAGTATTGAATAAGTTTTTTACAGAAATGAATACGAAAGTTTGGTTAACAGTTCGAGCAGAAAACACAAGAGCCCGTGCCTTCTATGAAAAGAATGGTATGAAGAATGTTGGTGATATCAGTTGGGCAGATGGTAAAATCCCTGGCGTGATATATCTCTATACAAATTAATATGTCAAAATATTTTTACGAAAAGAATACTGAGTTTTTAGAATCGACTGTCAATAAAACATTCGAAGAAATTCTATGGATGTCCAAAGATGAATTTCGTCAATGGGTGATTGATATGCGTAAAGAAGTGGTTCGTCTTTGGGATGAAAAGGGACAACCACCAAGAGTTGGCTATAACGAACAAGAAATCATTGACCAGTTTAATGAGATGACTTCTTTTCCTATTCATAAGTTTCTGGTGAAAGATGAATTGACTGGTGAAGAAGATGTGATTCGTAATACAAGTGTGGTTGGCAATGCAGTCAATCAATGGTTTCCTACCATGATGAAAACTCGCATCAACTATACCAAAGATGTTGAGAAAGGCAAATCAATCTATGATTACTTTGCTAAAGATGAATTGTTAGAAACATTTGTCACATATGCATCACGGCATTTCAAACGAGATTCATTTTATCACCATTCTACTCCTGTTAAGATTGATGAAGTAATTGAACTTGGTAGTTTACAATTCAAAACAACAACTGTAGAAAAATTTGTCGAGTGGTTTGAAAAGTCTGCTCGTTCTTATGGCACACATGATTACTGGTTTGAGCCTAACTCAGGTGAGAACGAATACACTGGTTATAATGAAGACCTAAAGAATCAAAAGTATATGCTCATCACAAAAGATGAGTTGTTGAAATTAAATGTGCCGAATGGTTGCAAAACAAACATCGAACACAAAGATGCACAAATGTTTCGTGTTCGTCTTTACAAGAAAGGACAGAAAGTATTTCCTGTCGGTCTTAAAGCCTTTCGTGTTTCTTTCTGCCAGTATGCAGTAAACTTTCCACCATTGACTGCAAAGTACCTATACGAAAGATACACCGAACACTTTAAGAATCAAGAACAAATCAACATCTATGACCCATCTTCTGGTTGGGGTGGTAGATTACTTGGTGCAATGTCTGTTGATGATGAAAGAAACATTCATTACATTGGCACCGATCCAAATACAGACCACACTACAACAGAAGGCAGAACAAAATACCATGAGTTCGCAGATTTTTTTAATACCAAAACCTATCGTGCTACAGGTTTGTTTCCAAAGACCCACACTTATGAAATCTACCAACTTGGTTCAGAAGAAATTCATAACAATAAAAGTTTTCAAAAATACAAAGGTAAGTTAGATTTAATCTTTACATCACCACCATACTTTGCCAAAGAAGCATATAGTGAAGATGCAGAACAATCTTATAAAAAGTTTTCGCAATATGATTCTTGGCGAGAAGGTTTTCTCCGTAAGACATTGGAAACTTGTGTAGAGTATTTGAAAGAAGACCGATATCTTCTTTGGAATATTGCTGATGCAGTTTTTGGTGGTGACATGTTGCCATTAGAACAAGATTCGATTGACATTCTTACAAGTCTTGGCATGGAATATAAAGGCAAGTTGAAAATGTCACTTGCACAAATGCCTGGTGGCAATCGTGTTGATTCTGAGACTGGTCTTCCAAAGGCAAAGAATTTTTGCAAAGTCAATGGCATGTGGCTAAAATACGAACCCGTTTTCGTATTCTATAAACCGAAGTGAGTATTCACTAACTTACTGGTAACATTACCGCACAATAAAACCCCATGTAGTATAATGAATATATGGGGTTTTTTCTGTATCTTTTTTACAACAAATGTGCTTGACAAGTGCCTTTTTATCTGATATAATGATTAAATAATAGTGAATGGAGTATTACACATGTCTTTTACTGCCGAACAAAAATCGCAACTCGCCAAACTACTTGCAACTGAAAATCTGACGGTTCAACACCAGAAGATTCGTACCGCAAAGTTTGACCCAACAAACCGTGTTCTCTATCTTCCTATTTGGCAGAACATGTCTGGTGCGATTTATGACCTTCTTGTTGGTCACGAAACTGGTCACGCACTTTATACTCCACCCGAAGGTTGGCATGATGCAATTGTAAAAAATGCCAAAGGTAAATACTACAAAAACTTTTTGAATGTGGTCGAAGATGCCCGTATCGAAAAGAAAGTTCAACGCAAATATCCTGGTCTTAAAAAACAATTTGTTACCGCATATGCTGATTTAATCAATCGTGATTTCTTTGGTACCAAGAGCCGTGATGTAAACGAATTGTCTTTTATTGACCGACTCAATATATTCAGTAAATCACAATGGATGAATACCAGTATTCAATTCTCTGCTAAAGAGAAAGATCTTGTTGACCAAGTTCGTGCCGTTGAAACATGGGATGATGTTGTCCGTGTCACTGGTGCCGTATTCGATTATTCCAAAGAAGAACAAAAAGAAATGCAATTGGAACAATTCGAAGAAATGATGATGAATGGTTACGGTGAAGATGAAGAAGAAACCGATGACTATGATAGTTACGATGACTATGAGAGTGATACCGATTTATCTGATGAATCCGATGAATCTGGTGATGCTGGTAACGCCACTGGTGAAGGTGAAGACGGTGACGATGGCGTTCAAACTAAATCCGAGTTTGATGAAAATACCGAAGAAGAATTGCAAGATGATTCGGTGCAATCACAATTCAATCGTTTCAAAGAATCGAAAGAATCGTGGGAAGACCAGTTCAACCCTAAGTGTGAAACTGATCAAGAGTTTCGCCGTAACGAAGAT